GAGCCTTGCTTTGCATTACCTTGAATGACTGACATTATGCGCCTCCTGAAGTAACTCCGGGGGTTACTGATACCATTACATTAGTACCATCTGAGAAGTAACTCATGAAGTACACACCAGCAGTATTAATTGTTGTTAAATCTGCTGCAGAAATATAAGTAGAAGAAGCAGCTGAAATTACATATCCACCGCTATTATCTAACCAAATATTACCAGATTGTCCTGAAGTAATATTTGTAAAAGTTAAAACGCCTGTACCTGTAGGAGTACATTTAAAATTATTTGTAACTGACATATCAAAAGACAAATCATTATCTGTAGTAATAGATCCTGTAACAGATCCTGTAACAGAGCCACCAGTTAAATTTAATTTATCTGCATCTTTAGCTAAAGGAATACCTCCAGCAGTAGAGCCATCATGAACTACAAGAGTATCTTTAGTAGTATCTACTGTAATTTCTCCGACTACTCCAGTAAATGTAGAATGCTCTGCTGTAGTACCTCTACGAAATTGTACTTGTGTAGCCATTATGTAATTGCTCCATAGTCATTTGATATTGTAACACTTCCTGTAATTAAACCATAATCACTTTCTGAAGGATTAGTCCAAGAAATATTTGTACCATTTGTTGTTAAATAGTAACCTGCAGTACCTGTACCTGCTTCTAGTTTAGCTGCAGTAACTGCTCCATTTTGAATATCTACAGTTTCAACAGAATTGCTTCTTACTTGTGCAAGTGTAATACCTGTAGATTTACCAATATATCCAGCCATTAACTTTGCTCCATATAACTAAGTACTACATCTACATCACCAGAAGAACTAGCAGAAGTAACTGTTACTGTTTCTGTTGCTTTAGCAATAATTTTACCATCAAGAATGGATAAAGCAGAGCCAGCAGGAATAGGCGCTCCTTTAATAACATAAGTACTTGCAACTTTAACATCAACACTAATTTGAGAATTTGAAGTGTTGGCTAAGTTACAACCAAGAAGAACCCAAGTGCGAGCAGAAGGGACTGTGCCAATAGTAGTTTCAGTAGCATCTGTTAAGGTTGCTGTAGCATTTAAAAAAGTATTTGCCATATTATTTTCCTTTTATCCTAATGCAACTGCCATTGCTATTGCAAAGTCTTCTGATGCGCCACCACTTGCAGCATCTACAAATGTAATATTTCCTACGCCATCAGTTGTTAATACTTGATTAGCTGATCCGTCTGCTGTAGGAAATGAGTAATTATTAATAGTCAACCCATCAGACACTAAAGTCCCAGTAACGTCAATCCCTGTGGACTTGGTAGCAAGTTTCTCAGAGCCGTAGTGGTAGAGGATAACCTCGCCTGTGGAGCCGTCTGCTCTAAAGTAATTTGTTAAACCGCCAGAACCATCATCCGTTAAAATTCTAACATCTGCGTCTTCTACATAGTTGCTTACTATAATGTCTCCAGTTACGTTATTGATTCTGCCGTTACCGTTATGAAATACTTGTAAAGCATTTGATATACCAAATTTAGCCTTAACACCGTCATTAAACGCTAAGTCAGCAGATGTAGTACCTCCATCAAAAGTTATTGTCCCAGTAACGTCTACACCGGAGGAGGTTGTCTCTAGCTTATCAGCTCCGTCATACTTGAGCAGAACAGAGCCATTTTTTGTAAAGACAGCCATTGTTTCAGCATTTGTTGAGTGTGTAATTCTTACGTCATCGCCATTAGTGTCAAGGACTAAAGACCCTGCCCCAGAATCTTGAACAAAACTTCTTGTTCCATTGTGAAATAAGCGAAGATCGTTGTTGTCACCTAATTGTATTCTTACATCGTCCCCAAAGTTCAAGTTACCTGTCATGGTGTCGCCACTTACGTCCACATAAGTTAACGCTACAGCATCCAGTGTAGTTCCATCAGTGGCAATGTCTCGTCCATCGACTGTACCTGAGACAGTGATGTTGCCTGTAACGTCTACACCGGAGGAGGTTGTGGCTAGTTTTTCGGAACCATTGTAATAAAGTTCTACGTCAGCATTTTGTCTAACAACTAAACCATTTTCATCCCCTAACACGTTCATGATTTGTAATGTATTAGAGAGAACTTTTAAATTACCAGTTCCAGTGTCAGAAATAATTGAGTTACTACCATCATGATAAATCTCAAGATCATCACCTGCACCAAAGGTAGCCTTGTCATTATCACCAAACTTAATATCGTTCCCGTTCGTGTCCAGATCACCGCCAAGTTGCGGAGTGGTGTCTTCGGAGACATTATTTATACTAATGGCTTCTACAGCATCACTAAAATCAGTAGCTACTGATTGATTACTACTATTTCCTAAAAAGAATTGATCTTCATCTAAATTTGGAGTAGCGTTAGCTCGACCTGCACCTTGTAATAATAAAGCTCCATTATCGCTATCAACTTTAGAAACAATACCTAATTTTTGAATAAAGTTATTTTCTCCCGAAGGAGCAATATTAGTATAACCACCTGTTGAAGCTACATAAATTGCATCACCAGCAGTAAAACCAGAAGTATCTAATCCATTAATGAAACCAGAAATAACCATAAGGCCATCAGCGTTACTAGCTAAATCTTGTGATAATATACCAGAAGCAGGCATTTTTCCTTCAGAGTCTGCTCTAACAGCGTCTACATGAAAAGTATTACCTGTAGCGCCATTAATATAAACAGGAGTTCCTTTAGTTAAAGTTCCACCACTTAAATTTTTTACTTCTGCTGTTAATTTAGCAGCAGCATCTGAAGAACTAACAATAGGAACAATAGAATTATCGCTATGTTTAGTAAAAAGAATCCCATCTGCTGTATTAACAGCAAGTTCACCAACGGCTAAATCGCTACTGATAGGCACAGCACTTGCAGTTGTTGATCTTTTATGCTGTATTGTAGTTGCCATTTTACTTTTCCTTTAAATTAGTAAGTACCGCCATCAAGAGATACATTTTGTAAAGTTTCGCCACCTAAATCCCATTTATCGTCTGTTTCATTCCATTTAAATGTTTTAGCCGCTAAACTTCCACGTTTAATAGAGAAACCACCATCTTCTGTAGGTGAACTATCTGTATCAGAAATATCACTATTTAAAAGAATAATACTGTCGCCAATATTAACTTGATTAGAGTTAACAGTAGTTGTAGTTCCAGATACAGTAAGATTACCTGTAATAACTGCATTGCCAGTAACGTTTAAGTCACTATCAACTGAAACATCACCATTTGCAGTAATGCTTCCTGTAGTAATAGCATTTGTTGTAGAATTACCTAATGTTGTTACATCATCAAGAGTTTGTGTTTCTGTGTAAGAAGAAATAAAGCCTGAAGTAGTATTATCAAAAATAGATAGATCAATTTCGCTAGCAGCTTTACGCTTTTGAGCGCCTGCATCAAGAACTACAATTTCATCAGTGCTAACCATAGCATCTGTCATGTCTGTAAGTTCAGATAGATCAACATCTACTTGAATACTTCCAGAACTAGTAACAGGACCACCGGATACATCAATAAGGTTACCTGCTGTAATATCTACAGAAGTAACTGTTCCTGTTGTAGAAGTTAAAGAATCCCAACTTCCACCATTATAAGCTTTTAAGATATTATTAGTAGTGTCATACCACAAATCACCTTCTGCAGGAGCAGTAGGAGCAGTGGAAGAAACAAAAGTTCCTAAAGTAACAATATTATTGGATGAATCTTTAGTATAAACTTTACGATCAGCTAAGTTTACTGCAAATTCACCTTGATCCAAATCTCCAGTTGCAGGAGTAGAACCTCCAGTAGATGACTTCTTGAATAAAATTTTAGTTGCCATTAAAAAGTTCCTCCTTTAATGGTCATATTGTCTTCAATAATATTTGAAGCTGTGTATTTTTGAGAGGTATTATTATAGATTAATAATGAACCATCTTGTCTATTTGTGTTATCAATGTCTGATAAAGAGGTAGTACTAAAAGTATGAGGAACCCAAGTATTATCTGAGTCAAGAATAATACCATCACCAACAGAAGCTGTTGAAACATTTACATCTGTTAACTCTTGAAATGTTGTATTAAGTGCAGAAGCACCTTGTGGTCCCACTCTTGCTAACGAAACATTTAATTTAGTAGTTTTAACATCAACATCTATTTTGTTAGTGTTAACTGTTAATTTAGTATTAGCCATGTTAACTCCTAAACAATACTTTTAACAAATTCAATTCTACTTCTAATTAATTCGAAGTGTTGCTCGTAACTTGCACCAATAGCTCTGCTATTATCATCTATTACAACTGAGAAAAAACCATAAACAGGTTTGTTTAATCTAGGTTGTACATTAAAATTTCCTAAAATTGTAGAAGCATCTAAATAAAGTTTAAATTCATTATTACTTAAAGCACTATCTTCTGTATCTCCTGAAACACTACCAGAAGGCATAATAACAGGAACAGTATATGCTACTACATCTGTATCAATCTGAGTAGGAACAGAACCATCTGAGTCTGAACCTTCAATTACTTTAGCTGTAACTACCATACTCCTAATATCTGCAAATTGAGTAGAGTTTAAAGTAATTTCAAGAAGATGCTTTTCTGCCTCAGTCATAGACAGCAAAGCAACTCCGTTGTCTTTGTTTAAATCGAGTTTTGCATCAGCATTTAATCTTGCTCTTGCCATCTTTTTCTCCAAGGGTATAAAGCTATTAAAATAAAAAGCCCCACTACGTTTCCGCAGTAGGGCTAATTGCTCACAAAATCGTTATCGCACTAAGTCGATTAACAATCAGTGAGACAGTGATCCAACGGATGAGAGGTCTAATTGTTATGAAAATTATCATTTTCTTTCTTTATGGTGCTGAAACTATAAGGTTTAAATCTTACCATTATAAATTTCTTTGTTTAAAAAATCATAAGGAGAATCTAAATTTTTAGCAATAGTTTTCCAAGAATCAATTCTTTTTTCTAAATTATTAAAAAATGGTTTCCAATCTTCTAATAACTCATTGTCTTTTTTAGAATTAAAATAATTTAAAGTACAAGCTTCAGTTGGACCCCAATGGCCTCCTGCTGCTATGCAATGATAACCTGAATTTTCTGAAAAATAATAATTTTCTGTTCTTTGCATTTTTGCATTTTCAGCAATATTCCATTTTTTATTAGTACAATATTTCCAATAAGAAGTATCTGTTCGAGAAGTAATAGCAAAATGAAAAGCTACAAATTGAGCAAAATTATCAAAAAAAGATTTACACATTGAATTAAAATTATCTTTATCCCATTGTGTAATAGTTTCTCTTTGTGTATTTCTCATAAAATATAATAAAAATTCATGAACCGTCATTAAACCATTACTTTCAAGCGGTTCAATAAATCCAGCTGATAATCCAATAGAAATTACATTTTTTTCCCAAATTCGATCTCTAATACCTGGAGTAAATTTAATTTTTTTAAAATTTAAATCATCTCTTCCAAGATATTTTTTAAATTCGTTAAGTGCAGTTTCATCATCAACAAATTTATCAGAATATACATAGCCTGTTCCCATTCTACTAGTTAAAGGAATATTCCAAACCCAACCATTTTCAATAGCTGTGCAATTAGTATAAGATGTAAGCTCTTCTTTAATATTTGTATAAGGTAAATGAGTAGCCCAAGCAGAATTGTTAACAAGCATTTCCTCATAAGAGTTAAAAGGAACTTCTAATTTTTCCATAAGTAATGATTTAAAACCAGTACAATCAAAATATAAATCTGCTGTATAATTATTAACTGAAATTATACCCTCTTGATTAACTTGAATATCTGTAATTTCTTCTTTAATATGTTTAACACCACGAGGCAAAGCATAATTATCTCTTAACCAAATTCCAAACTTAGTAGCATCAAATTGATAAGCTACATCGTTTTCAAAATTAAAATTCATTAATTCATTAGATTTTAAAATTTTGTTATTTTCTGCTAAATAACCTAAAGGATAATAAGTTTCTGCGTAATCACTGTAAGGTGAATTTTCATAAAAAAACTTTTTTAACCACCAATCATTTAAACCATTTCTAGTTCCTTGTAAATCAGGTTGACCAAAAGGGTAATGAAAATGCTCTCCTTTTTTATAGAAATCTGTAAATTTAATACTAGTTTTATAGGTAGCATCACATGCTGGCATAAAGTCTTTATCTTTAATACCTAAAAATTGTAGCCATTGATTTATAGAACCAAGTGTACTTTCGCCTACCCCTACAGTTGGGATATTTGGAGATTCGATTAAAGTAATATCCCACATAGGAAATTGTTTTATAAGTGTAGAGGCTGTCATCCAACCTGCAGATCCACCGCCAACAATGATAATTTTCTTCATAATAATCCTTAATAAACTATTTCATTTTCTTCTTTTACAGTAAATACTGCAATAAGTCTTCTCTCAGAGGGTTTAGGAAATTGAAAGGAATGATATCTATTGCCTTTAAACCCTATCATTTTAAAAGGTTCAGGAGAAAACCTTTTTAATTCTTTTGGAGTTTTATATTTTTCATTTAAAAAAACTGTTGGTTTTCCTTTTGTCCATACCTCATCATAAAGAATAGTATCTCCTGAACTTTTTGTAAGATACAAAATAAAATTCCAAAAATTTCCAGAATGATCTACATGAGGATCACAATGGAGATCAGATTGAGGAAGTGACCAATTAAGAGCGCCTCTCATAACTACTGGATTTTTTATTAATTTATGTTTATTAATAAATTTTTTAAAGATTTCCCAAAAATATATATAATAATCAGAATAAATTTCAGTTTCGTTATTTAAATTTCTATTAGCTAAACAATGACCAACAAAAGGATATTTTGTTGAAGAAGAATTAGCTTGATAAAACCAATTTAAATTTTGATTATTTATAATATGATTTTTAATATTTTCTTTATCGTAATCATTTAAAATATTGTTATCTTCTATATATTCATCTGTAATTAACATTTAATTAAATCTTAGTTAAAGTTCCATCAGCTGTAAAAGTATGATAATATCTACCATTAGACTCTGTAACAGTTCCACCAGTTAATAATTGAATATTAGAAACATAAGAAAATATAACTACTCCATTGTAACCAGAACCAGTTATACTAACATTATTGCCTCCAATATTACTACCGCCGCCACCGCCAGCACCATAAAAGAAAGCATGATAACCACTTGCTGGGTCACCTCCGCCATAGTCACCGCCAGAACCGCCGGGTTCGCCGCCGCCAGCTCCACCACCAGCATAAGTAACATTATTTACAGACCAAGTATGACCATTACCACCCGTAGAACCTGTTTGATCATCTCGACCAGCACCACCGCTAGCACCTGTAGTTGTACCACCACTAGCATTAGTTCCAGTACCTCCGGCGGTAGTTCCTCCACCTGCGCAGTAAGATTTACCACCACCACCACCTGTTGAGGTTATGGAAATACCTCCTGTTACAGTGGTAGCTCCACCAGAGTCACCTGATTGACCTCCATGTCCACAGTCTCCAGATTTTGAAGAACCTCCTTGTCCAATAGAAATAGAAAAAGAAGAACTAGAGGAAACAGCATAGTCAGTAATATTTCCGTAACTGTAGCCACCGCCACCGCCTCCAGAACCACCACCACCGTGATTGTCTCCTCGTGCAGTACCACCAGAACCACCAGCACCTACTATTAAATAATCTAAATCTATAACGGCATGAATTAATTTAGGAGCAGTTTCATCTGTCCATACTTGTTTTACTAATAAAGGAGTACCACTATTATATACAGCTATTTTTTTAAGTTCTTGGATTCCTGCATTATTATCATTTATCCATATTGGCATAATAGCTATTCCTTAATAAACAAATAAAAATTTTTTACCATTAAAAGAACCAGAAGTTGGTACATTTGCTGAGTAAGTTACAGCGCTGTCTGCTGATAGCTGATAAGATAAATTAACAGTTACATCTGCACTTTCTGAACCACTTCCTGTAACTTCCATTACTCCATTGCTAGCATTAGCAATTGTTTGAACATAATTACCTGTAGTTTTAGTACCAAGAGTAACTGCATCATTTTCAATTTGATTTGTTGAAACAGTTCCTGATAGATCATCTAAACTAACAGAAACCCAAGTCATATTTGCTGTATTATTTGTATCAACAGCTAAAACTTGACCAGCAGTTCCTGCATTTGTTGTATCTATCGCATTTTTTTCAATGATATCATTATTTAAATCAGAAGTAGCAGTAGTTCCTGTTTGGAAAAATTTACTTTGAATAGCATCAACTTCTAAGATAATACTATCTAAAGCACTTCTAGCTAAAGCTTCTGTTGTATTTACATTTGTTAAGTTTTGTTGGATAGTACTACTATCCGTATTATTTATTGGCATTTTGTTATCTCTCTTTAATATCCGTTTATAGAAATGTTTAAATCAGAAGTAGGGGAAGCAAAAACTCTTACACTAGTTAAACTTAAACTATCATACCATACATTTGTTGCACCTGTAGCATCAACAGGAGTAATTTGAACAGATTCTATATTACTAAAAGTTTTATTAAAATTAATAACCCTTCCAGTATTAGATACATCAGTATCTAGTCTGTTTTCTATTATATTACTACCATAAAATAACATTTGAATAGGTTTAATAACAGCTTGTTCATTATTTGTAGGAGTAACAACTAATCTAAATTGATAATTACCTGTTTCTAAAAATGTATAGGTTTCTGCAATTGGTAAAACAACAATTTCTCTATCGCCCCACATAAAATAGGAGGCATCTCCTGGTCTTATTGGTCTAATACTATTTGTTCTAACTGGATTAGAACTAATTACAGTTTTAGATTTCCAAATAAATCCATTTTCTGTGTCATCACCATACCAGAAATTAGTATCTTGACCACCTTGGTTTTGATATCTAAATAAACTAATATTATTATTTTGAGTACTATAAGTAGATCCAATAGTATCAACATTGAAGAAAATATGTTTACCTACTCTACTAGAATCAATTGAAGCACTAAAATCATAAGATAAAGGGCGATGATCCGCAATATCACTAAGAGTTAAAGCTGTATTAGAGGGTCTTCCAACAGGGTTTGTAATAGAAGCAATATGCAAAGCAATATCGGTTCCTTCTATCTGAACTAAATCAATAACCACACTACAAGAATTGCTAGCATCAAAAACTAAATCTATAACTTGACCTTGCAAAGAACCAACGGCATCCATTTCAGCAGAAGTTAAACCATCAATTCTTAAATATTTACCAACCCAATCGTTCCAAGTTAAAAAATTTGTTCTAGAATCTGAAACAAGTCTTCCATTTCTAAGATCCCAAGCACCGTCTTGTAAATCGCCTGCTGTTGCTTCTGTGTCTTTTTGATAAGTATAAGGACCAATAGCAATTGATTGTGGTTCACTTATTAAATAAAATTCTCTATCTGTATCACTAATAGAAATACTATCAGAATCTGAAATACTACCTTCTGAATCAATCAATTGATTTAAACTTAAAACTAATTCGTTATTAATAATAGAGCTAGATCCGAAGAATAATGCATAATTATCTATATCTTTACGTATTAAAATTGGATTAGTAATTTCATTTAAAAATGAACTAATTGTATTACTAGTAGTATTTAAAATTAATAAATTATCTACAAAATCAGACCATTGGGTAACAGTAATTCTACCATCATTTGCATCTGAATCAGCATACATGTCATAAGTATCAGTATCAGGCCTATCACGATCATCATAAAATCTAGTATTAGTATTATCGTTTGTAGCTGGATTATCTTCTGCCCACATATATTGAACATTTGCCCAAAAAGATTGAGTTTCAGAAGGATCATCTCTTTTTAGCATCCACTCGCCATCATCTGGTAAAAAAGAACCAATTGGCGTATTTGTAAATTCAAAAGCAAAAGCATCATCTGTGTTTCCACCAGAGATATAACCATTAGTAATAGTACCTTGACCGGTATCTACTAAATCTAATTGAGTTAATCTATAATCTTGAGTAGAAACAATATTACTGTTAGCTGAATTTACATGCGTGTCTGTTACAAAACCACTACTTAGATCTTTTGATACTGTTGTTGAAGGAACAGATTCAGCGCCATTTCTATCAATAGTAGTTACTCTAAAATAATAAGTATCTGGATGATCAGGTATAAAGTTAAGAGAAGTAATATTTCTACTTGAGGTAACTGTTATTTGTTGCCAATCTGTATAAGTAGTAGATCTTTGTTCAATACTATATGCTGCAATCCAAGTTGATTCGTAATTTGCAGGGGCATCCCAAGTAATTCTAGCTACCCGCCTAATAGAAGAATCTGCTGGTATTTCAACAAGCACATTTCTAGGAGGTGGTGGATTAGTCATAGCTATAGGAGTTGCAAATTCAGCATAATTACTAAATCTACCATCTAAAGTTTTAGCTCTTATTCTAAATTCATAATTACCAGTAGCAGAAGGATAATAAGTAAATAAACCTATACCTTGTGAAATAACACCTATTTCTTTCCAAAAAGTATTATTAAACTTTGTTTCTAATCTGTATTCATTAACAAGAATATCTGGAGTATCTGTCCAAGCAAAATCAAATACAAACAACCTAGTAGTTGTATTAATACCTAAAGAAGCTGTAAAGTTAGTAGGAGGAGACACTGTAAAATCAAAAGTTGGCCCTTGTAAAATAACTTCATCATCTTGATCAGACCAAGTGTAAATTTCTACAAAAAATTCACTAGCAGTTATAGTAACTGTTAAATCAGTATTTACTTTAATTGTATTAATTCTTGCATAAGTGTCTAAACCTTGTACATTATCTTCAAATTTAATAATATCTCCCGGTTCAAGTAATACACCTTCCGTAGATGTTGTAAACTCATAACTTTCTAATCTAGACTCTGAAACCATAACTCTAGACAAATACTCTGCATGATATTTATTTGAAATTCCAGGAACATCTAATTCAGCTTTTAAAGGTATATTTAAATCTGCAGCTAAAAAAGCAGGATTATTAAAAGTTACACTATCTTTAGTAAAATCTTTAGATGCATTAGGAAATGAAATAGTAACATTATTTAACTTATCATTACTATCTGCTTGAGATATTTTAATATAACCAATTAACTCATTATCAGTTATTGTTTTAACAGATAATTCTGAATCTGTTTTACTTTCATCTGGTATATTAAGTTTTAATTTACCTCTAGCATCTCTTAAAAGTATAGCGCCTGCTATAACATCTAATATTCTTTCAATATTTGTAATATGGTCATCTGAACTTGGAATTAATCCATTATATTCATATTTAACTACGGATCTAGTTGTAGTGCCATCAAAAATTTTACCAGATACGCTTGCTGCTGGTTGCACTACTTGTGCTGCTATTTGATAAGCATTATAAAAAGATTCTAAATCAAGATTATCAGTATCTAGATTAGCACCATTAGCATCTAACAAATAATCTAAAAGAACTCCAACTGCATTACTATTAAACGATCTAGTAGTACTCATTGAATAATAGTTAATACCACTAATATTAGTTACTATTGGTGCTTTTATTTTTCTTCCTTTAATATAATAATAAACAGAAGGAGTACCACCATATTGAGGTTCATCTCTATTTTGTCTATAAAATTCAGAACTATAAGCAAAATCATTAAAAACAGCAGTATAATCAATAGTGGTTGAATTAGCAACTGCTGTTGGATCGAAAGAATTTCCGTTTAAATTAATATAACTTCTAAAATAATTATTGTATTTATCATCAGTAAAAGGTTCACCATTAACATCTATTGTTACAACAGATTCTATTGGTGCAAAACAAATAGGTCTTTGAACTATTAATAATTCATTTTTATCTCCAGTAAAATCATTTAAATTACCGATAGTTAAATTACTATTACTTGGAGTGCTAAAACTACTATTTACATTTACATTTACTTCTGTAGGATCAAGTCCTGTGTATCCGTAACAAAAATCTATACTTTCACTAGAACCAGAAAACTGAATAGTTCTAGTTGCAGCTTTATCCCTTGCTTTTTCTCTTTGTCTCTCTTGCGCTTTTTTAAGTTTTCTTTGTTGTTGCGCTTGGTAAACCATAGAAGCTGCTGTTATTATTGCTTGGACTATCATCCATTCAATAGGCGTTCCCATACTTAAGCTCCGTTATTACCACCAAATAAAAAGCTAGCAGGATTTTCTGTTAGCGCTGATTGTTTAAAACAAGTATCATTTGGATATAAACTTGTTTGATTGTTATGTGTTGTTAATCTATTAGTTATGTTTCTTAATTTAGTTAAAGGACCAGAACAAGTTAAAGTTATACTAGAATCATTATCTGAAGTTACTTCAGAACTTACATGAGAAACTTGACCTTTATATATTTGGAGAGTTCCTGTAAGAACACTAGTAATCTCAGAGCTTACATCTAAAAATTCCATACTAAGAGTAACAGGTACTCCCGTATTAGCAATTCTTAATCTAGTTCTATAAATAAAAGTATTATCTAAATTAGGTAAATCAGATAATACTATCCTAAATAAATCTCTGCTAACAGAAGTTTCTGCTTTAATTGGAGAAACGCTTTTAAGAGTACCATCAGCTAAATAAGTTATTCCATCATGCCCTGTCCAATCAGAGGCAGCATCTGTTAAATAAACAGGACCGCCTGCTGAAACAGGAAACTCAATTTTTAATAAAGTAATAGCTATAATATTTTGAGGATCTATAATAGCATTTTCTATTTGACTGTTTACTGCCAACATTTTACTTTCTCCGTATTTAAACAAAATATATGAATTACTTTATTATCAGGGCTTAATATATTTCTAACAAAAGTTAAACCTAAATGTTTCATAAACTTATATTTATCTTTATAAACATAACACCAAATTAAAGGATAATCTTCTTCTTTTGCTAATTCTTTAGCTTCTTGTACAAATCTTTTTCTTATATTAGAAGACCATTTATCTGTATCTAAATGACATTGATATTGATCATTTTCAATATAATATCTAATCACGTTAAATTCTCTACAAAATTTAAAGTTGATCTTTGCATAAGGCCATCTGAATAAGTTATATTAGTATTAACTAATTCATGTTTAACGCTAATATTAACATTTTGTAATATTAAAAGCGTTCCTGCACTTATATTTGATTGTAATCTTGGTCCTATTTTAAGTTGTATTTCATCGGTATCTGAAGTATTTTCTTCAATACCAGCTGAAGCATCTTCTAAAACTTGATAAACTTTGCTATGCCCAGAAAAGTTAATAAAATAACCATTGGGTATAAGATAAGGTATGTTATTTTCAGTATCTTGAATATAAACAAATTGATCATTAGCAGAAGCATCCCTAGATACTCTAACAGCAACTAGATTATTGTCTACATCTGCTATTGTTAATCGACTTTCAGCATATTTATTTTGTGGCATTGGTAAATTAAAAGCTAATTCAGATCCAAATTGCATATAATGACTTTGAAAAGCTGAACTTAAATCTTGATTTTTACCACCAACAAAAGATATAGATAATTCCCATCTTTGAGCACCAGTCCTCGCAGAATATCTGCGAAGACTTTGAGTGTCAGTAATAAAGCGAGGTTCATTATTTGTTATAGAGAGGGGCGTAGCATAATCAAAACCTAAAAATTGTGGCATTATATTATTCCTCTTTCTCTAAATGTATATTGTGTACTATCTGCAATTTCAGGTAATAATTTCATTACTTCTTTACGAGTTTGTGCAGATACATCTCCAGTAATTTGAAGATTAACGCTAACATTGTTTGAATTTCCATTTGCTTTTTTATTACTAAACAAAGCTTGTTGTTGTGTAGGGTTAAGAATCATTTCTCCACCATGTACAAGAGCTGGAACTTCTCCACCTATTGGACCTGCAACCATACCTCCTGTTGCAAAAGGTGTAATTAAGGAAGGAATAACACTAGAAGCACTAGCGCCACCTCCAAAAAAGCCACCAATAGTGCTAATAATACTACCAAGGCCGCCTCCGCCTCCGCCACCCATCATTCCACTAATAGATGAAAAAATACCGCTAATACTATTTCCTAATCCACCAAGTAAACTAGTTAACGTTCCGCCCTCACCAAATAAACCTTTTAATGATTCACCGATATTTTTAAAAGCATCATTTAAATCAAGGGGACCATCTGCACTAAATAGATCAGCAAATTGAGTACTTAAACCATCAAAAAATTGATCAACTACTTTTGCAGTAAATGAATCAACAAAGCCTCTAAGGATACTTTTAATACCCCCGCCTTCGCCTTCTATAATGGCAACTCTTAATGTATTAACAAAATCTCTACCAGCAACTGCACCTGCTTCATTAAAATCAACAGATTCCATTACTTTTTCAGCAAAACTCTTTTGGGTAACACCACTTGCTTGGTCGCCATCTGCGCCAGTAACAGTAGAAAGATATTTACTAATTACACCTTTAAGGTTTTCTACTTGTAATAATAACTCAGCACTTTCAGATGCACTAGCATTAATCATGTCGTTATTAATAAGTTCTATAGCTTTTAAAGATTGTTTAACAATATTAGTTTCAGTTTTGCCTAATTGCGCAAATTGAGAATAAGTAACAGTTTCATTTGTTAAATCTTTAATTCCTTCTACAACTTCAGAAGTTCCATCTGTAAGTAAATTTTCAGAATTAACACCTGCTACACCACCGTTTTTAAATCCAGTACGATTAATAGATTCTAATAATCCTCTATTACGACTGGTAGCAGATGCATTAACTACAAATTCACCATTAGATAACATTGCAGGAATAGAGTCAGAACGTCCAGTACCTGGACCTACAACTTTACCACCTGTGGCCATTCTAAAAGATTTTGCTCTATTTCTCCAACCTTTTAAAAATTCTTTTTGATCAGGATCATTTTTAACAATATCATCAAAATAACCTAATCTAATGTTAACCATTTGATTATTACTAAGTCTATTTATTGCAGCTATAGTTTTAGTACCAAAACCACTAGTTTGTGCTAATTGTCCAGAAGCAGTTCTAATATTTAAAGCTCTTTGAAACATATTAGCAGCATTACCATAACCGCTATTTATAATAATATCAAAAAGTTGAGCTTGTAATTCTTCGTTAAATCTATATATTTTAGACTTTTGCCATAAATGTTTATAAAATTTTATAGCATCTTCTTTACTAATATCAAAAACATCACCTTTATTACCTTCTGCTGTCCAAACAGATTGAGTAATACCAAAGTTAGTTTTGCCACCTCTATCTAATTTATTATTTGACTTACCACCTTCATGTTTTAAAACATTTTGAATTATTTTAGCAAGTCCACCGTTTTCATAACGGCCTACTTGACCCCCAACATTCATACCGCCATTAATGGCAGAAAGAGTTCCTAAATTACGTGCTGTAGCTTTTGCATTTACTACATATTCACCATTAGAAAGATAAGCAGGAATAGAATCAGATTTTCCAGTACCAGAACCCCAAACTCTACCACCATTAGCAAAACCAGCAATTTTTCTTTTGCCTTCTTCTGCTCTAGCTCTAGCTCGAGCTGCATCTTCTTCTCTTCTAGCTTGTAAAGAGCGTAAAGCGTCTTGTCTAAATAATTCAGCAATAGATTTAAAGGTTTTATTTATTTCGTCATTTCGAGTATTAAATTTTTCTAACGCATTTGCAATTTCAAAAGCGTTCTTTTCACCTTTTTCAAGAATAGATATTGCATTTTTAACTAATTCTCTAGGATCCTCTCTTTTACTTGTTACAGCATCTAGAGATTTTAAAGTAATTAAAGATTTTTCTCTAAGATCATTACCAATCTCAACGCTAGGTTTAACTCTTTGATTAAGTACCGCTGAATCTTCACTAGAGAAAATTTCTTTTACACTTTTACTAAAATCATCAAGCCAACTATCATTTGTCTCTTTTACTTTACTAGGTAACTTTTCGATTTCAGAAGCTAAAGCATTTAAAGTATTAGTAGTTAAAGTTTCTTTTGCTAAAGCAGCTTGTTGTCTTATTAAAACTCCAAGTTCTTGATTAGTATTATTGTTATTACTAAGAAGAGTTAATACATTACTTAGTAAAGCATCGTCTACTCTAACTAATTCTGATACTCTAAGATTATCTATTGCTTTTTCAAAAGCTTCTCTTTGAGAAATAGTTTGATCAGTTAGTTTTGCTTTATCTTTTTCAATTCCAAAGAATTTTAAAACTTCTTTAAAAGCATCTCCAATAGATTGACCAACTTCTTGTGTAAAAGTTCTTAAAGTATTACTTAACTCTTTTACAAAATTTGCAGCAGCTTCACCAAAAACTGATTTAACTAAAAGTTGAGTTTCTTCAGGAAATAAAAGGAGTCCACCAAGACCTGTTAATACTGTTAAAATACCACCAGCAATTATTCCACCTGCTGCAGTTAAACCTGCAGCTGCACTTATAGTTGCTAAAGTAGAAGAAATACCTAAAGCTATAGAAGCGCCTATTCGTCCTAAAAGAGCGCCAGCAACACCACCTAACATGCCTCCAACAATTGCTGCAGCAATTTGATCAGCAGCTGAACCACCTAACTCTTCTGATACTTGTGCTGCAAACAAACTACCTGCAATAGCAGTACTACCTGCAATTACTCTTTGGATACTAGCTGCTCTTTGTTCTCCAATTATATCTGTATTAACATCTCGGCCTTTACCTAAAGGTCCGATTTTATCAGTGATTGAAGCACCTGTAAAACTAAAAGATAAACTGGCTAATAATGCAGATCTAAAACCTTTAGAAGCAACAGCAGCAACAAAAACACCGCTAAGTGCAACAGTTAACGCATCAGTAAATTCTGCATCAAAAACAGCACCTTTTAATCCACCTTGAATGAAGTTTAAGAAAGAAGCTCCAAGTTGAGCACCTAAATCGGCTGTTCCACTACTTCCTGCACCACTAACAATATTACGGAAAGCAGTACCAATACTTTCTCCAAGACTTTCAAAATCAACTTTTTCTTTTAAAACTCTTGCAATATCACTACCAAACTTTTCACTTAAAGTTAAAATAGCTATAGGTTTTACTAAAGCTAATGAATTATCAAAAAGCGTTCTAAAAGCATTAATTAGATCTGGAGATAAAGTAGCAGCCGTTAAAGCAAGTCCAAAAGATCCAGTTAAAGTAGATACAGTATCATCATCAAATGTAAATGTAGTTTTAAAAGAATCTTTTAAAGTATTACCTACTTCTAAAGCTTTATTTTTAGCTTCTGATAAAGCAGAGTTTACTGAAATAAATGCATCACTTGCTTTTATTCTATCTAAAGATTTTTCTACAACATCAAAACCTTTTTTAATAAAAGAATTTTCTTTTAAACTTTCAAGTTGAGTTTTAGTAGCATAAACAAAATCGCCAAGACCTCTTACACTTTTACTATATAGTTCTTCTATTTTACCAACAAATTCTTTTTTCCAATCTTCAATAACAGGAAGAGTTTCTGCTTTTAATGTTAACATCCAGTCAATAATGGCAAAAACCATATCAGGAATAATAGAGTTACCTACTAACTTTATATATAAATCTTCAAAGTAATTGTAAATTTCTTTAGTAAAACTTTTTACAGTATTAATCGAAGATTCTATTGCACTAAAATCAATCTTAATATTAAAGCCAGTTAAAGATTTTAATTTAGTTTCAATTTCAGAAATTTTCTTTGTTGCATTAGTATACGCATTAGAACTAACATCAAATGTAATATTTTCAAAAGTAATATTTTTTAGGCTATCAGTAATTTTAGCAAAAGTAGTTCTAAATGATCTTAAAAGTTGAATTCTAAATAAAGTTAATCTAGCTTCTAAAATAGTAACTCTATCTTCAAAAGTAGCACCAAAGTCGTTTAACGCCTCTCCTACAATAATAATGCGTTTAGCTAAGCTATCTGATAAACCAACAGCTTTATCTAAACTTGCAAGAAAATTACTTGCTCCTGTATTAAAAACAGAAAGAGCTTGTCCAACTGTAACTGAGACTTGAGAGAATTCACTATTAATTTTAGCTGATTGATTTACTAACGCATTAAAAACAACTTCTGAAGTTAATTTTCCTTCTGAAGCAATTTTACGAAGTTGACCAACACTTATATTTAATTCATCGGCTAAAGCTTTAGCAATACGTGGTGTTTGTTCAAGAACAGAATTTAATTCTTCTCCTCTTAAAGTTCCAGAGGCTAAACCTTGTCCTAATTGAATAATTGCAGCTTGAGCAGAAGCAGCAGAAGCGCCAGATATTTGGATTGCTTGTGAAATAGCTCTTGTAGCTTTTGCTGTTTGCGCTTGAGATTTATTTAATTGAATTGCAGATTTATTAAGTCTAGCATATAAAACTGCTGTTCCTTCTATATTATTTCTAGTTTGAATAGCAATTCTATTAACATTTTGTTGGGCTGCAACTAAACCTTTAGCATTAAGTGTTGCTAATCTTAATTGTGTATTAATTCTTTTATAAGAATCAGCCGCTCTTGTAATAACAGAACCAGTAAAAGCAGCAGTAATAGCAGTTGCAGCAAATTGTGCTGCTCGATTTAAACTTCTAAGACTGGAGTTAACGCTGTCAGCTGAAACTTCAATATTTTTAACAGAATTATTTAATTTTTCAAGGCTACGTTGGGCTTGTTCTGAATTAGCCCTTACGTCTATTTGTACTGCCATTTAAAAACTCCTAATCTTTTTTAATTTGAACTATAACACCATCTGGTTCAAAGTACTGTAAAACAGCTTCTTCAATAAACCTAGAGGGTGCTTGTTGAGAAGAACCAGCATTTAATTTTGCTATGTATTCGGCTTTATTTTCAATACTTGCAATTACTTTTTCTTTAACTAATTTTGTTTCATCAATTTCTTTAGTGATTACTTCCCAAGAATCTCTTGCATAACCGGTATCTACTGGAGTTTTTAGTACAAGATCTCTTACTGCTTGTTTAGTCAAATTTCTAGTTTTTTCATTAGCAATTTGATTTATTTCAGAATTAAGTTGATCAAATGTTTCTTTAATTCCTTTAATCTTAAAAGTAAGTGCCATTTGTACTCTCCAAATATTTTAACTAAAAAAGCCCTATGACTATGAACTACTAATAGCTCACCATCATAGGGCGATAGAAATTTAGCATTTATTTTATACCAGCATTAAGTAAAGTTATACCAAAAGGGGAAGCTTTAAGACTATTCAATAGCTTAGCGCCTTCTTCTCTTTCTTGTTCTTCGTCTTTTTTAACTGCTCGTATAGATGGAAAAATATCTTCTGCTTTTTGTTTTAATTGACCCATGCCAGAAGACATAATATAATAAGTTCTTAAATCATCTTTCCAATCAGGAGGCCGTCTTGAAAAGTAATCAAACCATCCTAAATATTCTTCGTAATCCATCTCTTTTATTTCAGCTAATGTCATTTTAAGCTGAAAAGCTAATTCGTAATTTTGTAGTTCTTTAGGGCTTAAGCGTCTGCGTCCACCCTGTCCATTAAAGGGGCTGTAACGCCTGCATAAGTCATAACTTCATTAACAATGTTATTGAGTTCGTCTAGAGGGAATTCTCGAAGCAACTCCAAATCAATTGGATCTTCATCCTCTGGTAGAATTACTGCTTCATTTAAGATAACAACAACAGTATCCAATGCATTTGGATCCTCACTCTCTGACTTTTCTGAAGCAATTTTACCAATTCGTTCTACAGCACCCGCTGTTAATTTTCGAATTTCTAATTTACTTCCCATGAAATCAATTTTTTTAGTTTGAACTTTTCCTACGAATTTTCTCATTTTAATATTCCTTAAATAATCTTATATATAATTACCATTTAACTTTATGTGACCAGTATCTTGCTGATAACTTAGATGGTTTTGAATCTTGTGCATTATGGCGAGCGTAATAACTACGTTTACGTGCTTTTTCTTTAGCTGACTTTGGATTAGAACCTGCACCTTTAACGCCTTGTTGCCCAAAACGAATTGTTTTAATTTTATCTCCGACTTTGGCTACTACCACATGCGATTTTTTAGGGTGATTAGGAGTACGTTTAGGTTTATTAAAACCTTCAACTCCTGCTCTTTCTAGTCTTGGATCTTTTTTGCTTGGCACGTTTTGCTGTCTCCAATGCTATTGCAATTGCTTGCTTGGGTTTTTTACCGGCTTTACGTTCTTTTCTAATATTTTCAGATATAGTTTTTTTACTATACCCTTTTTTTAAAGGCATTATTTTTTACCTTTCTTTTTAGAAGCTTCTTTTAATGCTTTAGCAGTAGGTGCATTTTTTGAACCCGGAGAACGCATACGTTCTTTAGATCCTGCTTTAATGCGTTTACGCTTTGCATGAATATTATCCCATAAGCCTTTTTTCTTACCTGGCATTACTTTTTACCTAAACATTTACCAGCAGCTTTACATTTAGCTTTAGTTTTACAAGTTGCACAAGTTTTAAATGCTTTTTTTGATGGACGACCTACTTTTGAGCCGTAAGTTCCTTTACCCATTGGCATAGTATTTACTCCGTATCTTGATTTTCCATAAATAAATGTTGATTATACATTTGAAAATCATCTAGCATTTTACGCATTTTGTGTAAACAATCTAGAGTTTCCATTACTTCAGTTTTTTTACTATTATCTTCTGAAAAATCTTTCATTCTATCAAAAGTTTTTCTAATACTAATATCAATACTACGCCTCATATGGCGAGAAGTAGTTTTAAGCACATATGCCTTTGAAAAAGGTGCTGAATTATCTGACATAACTATTTTCCATTACTCTTCTTCAGAATTTGTATCTTCTTTTTTTGTTTCTGAAAAAGAACGTGTTTTTGGTTTAATTGCAGGTTTAGTTTTATCTTCTACAATTTCGTTATTTGCTTTAAGTTTTTCTAAATTAGTAATTGCAAATTCTTTGTTAGTTTCAACACAACGTGCAATATCTTTAGTTTCAATAATAAGTTTCATATTGAAACTCCTTATAAATAAAAAAGAGTGACCCTAAAGTCACTCTTTTAGTTTTAATTAAGGCGTTCCGTAAGTTCCACTAACTTCAGAATAAGGCCCTTCAAAGTCAGACTGACAAGAAACTGAGAAAGTTGCTTGCATAGAATCTGAAAGAGAAGGAGTAATTTCAAATGATTCTACTTTACCATTAAAGTAAATATCATTATAAAGTTTAGTGTCATCTGCAGGAACATCGGTATCTGATTGTACACCATCTACATCACTTAAACGTACACGCCAAGTAACCTGAGTACCATTACGACGAAGGGTATCAAGAGTAGCGTGGTTAGCTGGATTGTAGTTAAGGGTAAATTCAAGAGTTGGAGCGTCTGATTGACCACCAACTTGTTGCGATTGACCTTGTCCGTAAACAGGTACGTTTACAATATTAGCAGGAGTACCAAGTGAAGGAAATTCACGAAGGTCACCTACTAGAGTAACGTTATTAGCACCTGTAAAAAGTGCTTTTGCATTTGCTCCTCGAGTGGCTGCACTTGCTGCTGTAAAATCAGCAGGAGTTCCGTCTGAATAAGCAAGTGAAGCAAAACGAACAGCTGTAATACTGTTAATATGAGCCATTGTTAGTCCTTAGTATTTTTTAAATGAAATTGTGTAATCCGCTCTAAATAGCGAATTGTCATCTGGATCTACGCCTAAGAAAGATAAAGCACTAGTGCCAGTCTGAGTGCCATTACTTAAAGTTTTAGCTTGAAGTACATCGTCTAATTCATCTGCAATTTGTGCAATTCTTCTACTGCCTAAACCTGTTTGTACATAAATTTGAACTATAATTTGACCTTGTACACTTAAATTACTATAAATATTAAGAGGTCTTGAGGGAACCACTTCTAATTTAATAAATTCAGTTGTATAAGATCCAGTATAGTTAACAGGATATGCTTGAATGCTTTTTGAAGTCCATGAGGAAGTAGCAAAAATTCCTTCAATATCTTCAATAACCTCTGTAAATTTAGCCATATTAACCTCCGCTAATGTCGGCTTCTATTAAAAAACCATTATTAGTAAAAGAATTAATATTGTAAGTTTTTCCATTTACTGTAATAGAATCATATAGATTAAATTCTGTAACATCTTCTGCATTAATTAAAAGTATATCTTTTGCAGTAGTTGTATTTAAAGGATCTTTTGGATCTTTCTTTCCTTCTACTAACACACCTTTTACAATCACAGAAGCTTTATCAGAAACAGTAGTTTGACCTGTTGCAAAATTATAAGAGCTTGCAGATTTATTGGTTAAAGTAATGTCTTGGGCTAGATCTTCTAAATAACTGTCAAATGCTTTTTTCACTTGACTTTTTATTAAAGATTTTAATGCCATTAGTTAGACCTAAACCATTTTGAAGAGCCACCATTAATTAATAGTGGTCTAATTAAATTACTTACTAACCTAGAACGAGCAGGAATTTCCGAATTACCATTAAGACCATCAATAGTAATGGATCCAACTTCAACCCTATCTGGAAGACCTCCAGTATTGTCAAGAAGTCCATCATTATTTAAATAATGGTATGCTTGTTCTATTGTTGCTGTTTTAATTAAACGAATTTCTAAAGGTAAGTTATATAAAGCAGTAGTAAAAACTTCTGATGTTAATAAACTTAGCTCTGTCCAAACATAATCTTTATTAAATTGTACATCACGACCTCTTTGAGGGCTATAAATAGCACCTGTTCGAGGCCATGACATAGATTGATCAGTGTCAGTAACATACCCAGTGTAGGCAAGAGTGTCCAAGTATCTAGTTGCAGTAACTAGAGCTTGCTCCTTAAGCGTGTCATCAGCTGATTCCCACGTAGCTACGTCAATACGAGACTCAAAATAAATATCAGCCTCTTCTATAGTAGCATAGCTATTGATGCCTAGCACTAAAGCCATACCTCACCTCTCAATTAAGCGTGGAAGATTGGAAGAATACCAAGATTCAACACGTCATACTTGCGGTCCCATGACGCTGCTGCATTATAAGTAGCATTAGTTGCAAACGCAGTGGCCGCACCAGTCCAATCATAACCCATTGGATGCATAACGTAACCCCAACGATACCACATATCAGTAGTTCCGCCACCGTTATACTTGTTAGCATCACGATACATTTCTACTGGCATTGGAACAGCAAGTTGTGCCATTTCAACAGCACCTGGCTTAACCATAAATGTGGTCTTAACAGAATTAGCGTGTACATTAGAGTCTGCACCACGGTTACCCTGATCAGCACGAGTCATAAGAAGACGGAACTTACCACCAAAAGCAGTAGTAAATTCAAGATTTCCTTCAGTAACAGTAGTTTGATCAACAATGTTAGCAACACGTAATTGAGTCATAACTTCTGGAGAAGTAATCATATATACGAAATCTGGTTCATGATCGGCAAAACCAAGAGAAAGAGCAGTAAATAGGTTTTCAGCACGAATAGCACCATAACCTGTAGAAATACCACCAGCAGTCAAAAGACCTTGATCAGTATCAGTACCAAAAGCACCGCCTGCGTTAACGTCTACAAAGAAACCAATTCCGTCTGAATCATAGTTACCGCCAAAAGCGCTGTAACCAGTTCCAACTGCTGCTTCATTTTTAGCAACACCTTGAAGGATGTTAATAATTGCATCATGCTCGTCTTGAGCACGAACTTCACCAAAATCACGAGCGATTTTAGCAAGGCCGTCTTGCTGAGAAATAACACGTTGCATGTTAATCTCTTGTGCGCCATGTGTACGGACTGTTTTGACATAAGTCAGGTAGTCTGAAGTATACGCTTGCTTTGAACCGTCAGTTGCAACACTAGTAGAAGCAACATTTACTGTTTGTGAAGCATAAGGCTTATAGAAACGAGTTTGACCAATAAAAGTTTCAGTGTTAGGATCAACTTGAGCATTAGAGCCTACGATTCCAGTACCTGATAATTTTTTGGCATTAGTATACATTTCATCAGAGTAAGCTGAAAGAGCACTCTGAATGGCAAATGAAAAATTGCCAATAGTTGTATTAGAAGAGATTGCCATTTTTATTCCTTAAAAATATTTTAGTAACCGAAACTTCCTGAAGGGCTTTGTTTAGAAAAATGTTGTAACAATTCTTCAGTATTCATTTCAGTTAATGGTTTGTCTAAATTTGTATTAGCAGTTCCAGCGGCTTGCGCCATTCCTAAACCACTATTTGTTTTTGCTTTCAAAAGAAAAGTGTTTTCTTCGTCTTTTGTAAAATGATCAACATATTCCTTGATAGAGATACCACTCTTATGAGTCCAACGTCCAGATTCATCTTGGATCAGTTGGCCTAGAATTCTTTCTTGAGCCATTTCTGCGGCCACGTCTGAACGGAAGTCTACACCTCTCATTGCATCACGCACTGCTTGATCACGAGTAAGCTTGGTGTTTTCTTTCTGGAGAGTCTCTAAACGCGCATTTAACTCAGCCATTTTTAATTCAGCAACTTCTTTATGTTTGCCTTCATCTTCCATCCGTTTAATTTCTGCTTTTCTCTTCTCTTCTTCAAGCGTAACTTTTTCTTTAATAGCTTGATCACGCAATTTATAAACTTCATCTAGTTTATCTTTAAATGCTGATTTTGCTTGATTAACTTCTTCTTGAACACGACGTTCAATCATTTGTTTTAAATCAACATCATTTAAGCGTTCGTCTAACTCTTGTTTTGCTGAAGGTTTGTTAATAGAGTTTTCTGCAGAAAGATTCTCTTTACCTATTTGGGTTTCAAGGGTATTAATAGCAGCTTCTGCCGCTGCAATATTCTCATTTAATTCCGAAATTTTTTCTTCTGACATTGTATTTCCTTAGAGCACTGCTCTTAAAAAGAATTGGTCACCGACCAAATAATAAAAATTATAAATAATAAAGTATAAAAATTATACAATTTATTTCTTTATGGCGCTGAAAAATCGGGCTTTTTTACGGCCCGATTCCATATCTATCTTGATTTTCTAATGGTTTTTTAATAATATCTGATTTTTTTAATTCTCTATACCTATTATCTTGAATTCTTAAAAAATCTTCTATACTAAAATTACCAGAACGATATTTAATATTTAATTCTGCTAGACTTTTAATTTCAAAATATTTTTCTAAATCTTCAGACCAATCTCTATAAAAAGCAGGTAACTGTTGATAATTAAATTTTCTTTTAACTAAGCTATTTTGCCATTGATCAATTTTATTTAACACTATTTTATTAGTTTTATTTTTGTCAATTAATTGTAAACGAGTAGCTTCTGCTAGCATGCTTTCATACCAGTTATCTATTTCTCTTAATTGTTTTCTTTGAACACTTCTAAGATTACCACGATAACTTTTTATTCCTGCAATTATATCTTTAATATTAATATCTGGATTTTGAGATAAACTAACTTCTTTAATTATTTCTTTTAAATCTTTTAAATTTAAAGGATTTTCAGTTTTGGTTAATTCTGTTTTAAAAAATGTTTCAAAATTAAAGTCACCACTTACAAGTTTATCTTCAAGATTTTTAAGATTACTTATGCCATATTGTTTACGAAGTACTTCTTTTTGAGAAGGCTTTTTACCTAAAGCTTCAGAAACTGAAGGAATAGCTTTCTTTTGAGCAGTTGCTTTCTTTACGGCATCTCTATATTTTGCAGCTTCTTGAGGTGTTAAAGCTGGTTCTTTAAAATATTGATTAAAAAATAAACTATTACTTAAAGTACCTTCTTTATATTTATTTTGAGTTATAAGTAAACGTTTTTTAGTTCCATGTTTAGCATATTCATTTAAAATTTGATTAGTGCTTAATTTAAACTTTTTATTTAAGCCCTGTTCTAAAAGAATAATCTCATTTAAACTATCTTTTAAAGTTTTAACAGAATAAAATTCATCGTTAATATTAAAAATTAAATCGTTTAAAATAGATTGTTTTTGAACATTTCCTAATTTTTTACTTATTTCATAATCTGTTAACTTTGTTTCTTTTTTAATATACTCTTTTAAACCCGGTAAAGTTTTAAAAGAGTTAGAAATATCATTTTTAGTTAACAAACCTTTATCTGCTTTTTGTAATAAAGAGTCTAGCATAGAAGCTTGTTCTCTACGTGTTTCTCTATTAATGTTTTCTTTTGCAGAATTTCTCATTGCTTTTAAGGTATTTTTAATAGAATTACTTTCTACAGCATCACCCATTAATTCATATAGAGTATTAATTGTCCAATCAGCATCTTCAATAGGTGCAAAAAAACCATCATGAATAGTTGCTACTCTTTTCTTTTCTGATCTTGCTTTTAACCAATAGCCTTGAACTAAACTAGCATCATTAGAATGATTTCCGTTAACACCTAATCCCGTTTGAGCATCTCCAGCTGAACCAGAAGAACGTAGTAGTCCATTATCTACAGAGTTTCTATATCTATTAGAAATTAATTTACCCGTAATAGGATCTTTGAAAGTAATAGATTCCTCAGATATAGGTCTATAAAATTGAGTAAATTGTTTACCTCTATAGTTAACCCAAGGCATATCTACAGTTCCAGAAACATTCACATAAGATCTAGCCGCTGATTTCCAAAAAGTAATAAACCTTTCCGTTGAAGGAGCAATTTTACTTAATTCTTCAGACATTACTCTATTAATAAACTCAAAATCTTTAGGAGTAATAAGATTAGCTCTAGTATTAGTAGTTTTTCTAACAAAATCTGCTACTATATCATCTTTTTCGCTAGAGTAACGTAATAAATGATCTCCTATAGAAATTTCTTTTTTTAAAACTTGGTCTAGTTCATCTTTAACTTGTTTTAAACCAATTACTGTATTAGTTAAACCTCTTGCTTCTGCATCATTAATATTAGCTTCAATTGCATTATATAATTCTTTTTGAGAAAAAGCATTTGGTGCATCAGGTGCTTTATCTGAATAAACAACAATATTCTGTTCATTTTTAGTAAGCACTTTAGCAAATTTTGATTCAATGTTTAAAGTTTTTGTTACTTCTCCAGCTCCATAAAAAGTTACCATATTTTGAGCTTTAGCACCTTTTTGCAAATCTTCCCAGTCAATACCTAAGTTTAAACCTTCTGGCCCAAAACGTTTTTGGAATTGAGGGTTTGCTACAGTAGCTTGAGCAGCTAAATCGTATAACCTTTGTTTTTGTGGAGTTGGAATAACATTTGAAGCATCTGCTAATAACTTATCTCCTGAAGCTAAAGCAATTTGTTGTGCTCCAGAAGCTGATGCATCATTTTCTACTAACAATCTAGTTTTAAATTTTTTCATAATAGAATTATGGTTAGCGTTATCTGCATCCCAAGTTTGAAATACTATTCCTTTTTCTACTTTCTTAGCTTTTAAGGTTAGTTTAGATTTATTAAGATGATCTTCAATTCTTTTTATTTCTAAAGAATAACGAGCTATTTTACCAATTTCAGCAGCATCCCCAATATCATCAACATGTGCAATTAATTTATTTTCTAAAAATTCATTAATAGACCTTTGTTTTTGGTTATACTTTCCTTGAATAATAGCTCCTATTTCTAGGAAATCATCTAAATTATCATTAAAGTTTTGAAAACGTCCATTAGTAGAGAGTCCTAAATTTTTATCTCCTACTGTTGCACCTAACTGTTTCTTTAATTCTAAAATAATTGCATTATTACCAGATTGATCAAAGGTAGTATGTAAAAAAGGACGTACAAGTTCTCCACGAGTAGCTGCTAAATAACCTTGCTCATAAAAACGACCACGACCATCAAATTGATGAATATTAGACCAATTAGTACCTTTTTGTCTATGCCATTTCATAGATTGCATAAACATAGTACCCTGTTCTCCACGCCTTTTAACTACTTCTCTAAATAAATTAGGTGAAGAAGTTACACGTTTTGCATCTTTAGGTGTATAATAAACAACATCTTGGAAAAAATCTGTAAATTGATTATCTAAACCCCAAGTAAGACTATTTGCATAATTAGTTTGTTGTTGAAAATCACGATCTAATTGATTTCCAATTGCATCTTCATCTGTACCTAATTTAGCAGAAGCTGAACGAGTAATAACTTTTTCGCTAGTTACTTTTCCTTGTGCATCTTTGTATTTAATATTAGAAGCGCCTTTTCCTTCAACTGGTGGTTCTAAATATAACCTATTTTTCTTTTGAGTAATACCAATTCTACGACCAATATATAACTCTCTATTAATTTGTTGTAATTTTGAAAGTTCTGGATCTAGAATCTCAATTTCTCTTTGTTGTACTTCTTTATAACCTGAAGGATCTGGTCTTCCTGTTTTAACATCAATAACAGATTGACGAGTAACAGTAGCTTGACCTATTTTAATAAGACCTTGTTTTTCTAAATCAGCTAAAATTCTAGAACCATTTTTATGATAATCTTTAAGAGTTGGTTTACGCCAAGGTAAATCAATACGAGATTCATCATACAGTGCTTTACCTACGTTAATAGCTAAAGTATCATAGTCTAAAGTAGAACCATCTGCTAACGCTTTAAGACCTTTTGCAATTGCTCTAGTATTTACTTTAACAATTTCAGGTGAATTATTTACAACTGCTTTTCTAATGTTAATATTAAGCGCTCTATAAAGAAATTCTAATTCTACTAATTGATACCAACGAACATTTAATTCTCTAGCAAAGTCAATTAAAGCATTTTCTGCAACAGTTATTGGATTTTGTGTCCAAAACTCAATTTGTTGTTTAATATATTTTTTAGCTTTTGCTGGGAAATTTAAGCTATCAATAACTTCATCATAAGCTTTTATAATACGTTTTTTAAAGTCTAAAGGATTAACTTGTGAAGGTGGTAAAAAGTAATTTCGCAAAGGAGCTTTACCACTAAAATAAGCTTTTGTAGCCATTTTTAAACCTTTGCGATCAATCCAGTCATCTACAAAACGTTGATTGCTTGCAATACTATCTTCAATTTCATCAAAAGTACGAATTGTACCAAAAATATTAACAGAAGGCATTACGTCTGCATCAGGACTAACATTTGCAACTACCATGTGCTTTAAATCTTTGCGATAAGTACGCTCTAATCTACGAGATACGTTAGCAACCGCATTAGTATTCTCTGCTCTAATTACTGCAGTTAAGTTTTCCCATGGCTTATTGTAGCTAGGAGAATCAACATTAAGCTGTCTTTCAAAAGTAACACGTAAATTTTCTGTAATTACAGAACGATTATTGGTGCTTAATCTATCTTCCATTGAATTCACAAAATCTTCAATAAACTTTTTTTGTTCTTTATTTAAAATTTTAGAATTTCTTACTAATTCTAATCTTTCTTCTAAAAGTTTATTATTAGGCCTATATATTAATGGATTTCTTACAATTCCTGTAACTGGATCCATAATCAAATCTTCATCTGCTACAGTTTTAGATCTAAACCTATTTTGTCTTTTAGTTTCTGAGGTAACTCCTCTAAATTCAGTAGTTGATAAAGGAGAAATACTATGTCTTTCATCAATTTCAAAAAGTTCACTTAATTGTTTTTGAGCTTTTTTATTTTTGATTAAGTCATCAACTTTATAAGCCTCTACTTTAAAATCATAGTTAGCTGCAGGTTGATACTTAGTAGTTCTTATAGGAGTATCAAAAAGACCTTCTTGTGCTTTTCTAGAAAGTACTTCTGCGCTAACATTAGTTCCTCTAGCAGATTGAAAATCTTTTAAATGTAAGTTACCATTTTGAAACAAAGCTAGTCTTTCTAAGTTATTACCTAAATGTTTTAATTGAACTTCTGTAGGTTGTCTACGTAACCAAACATCATAACTTTCTAGTTTAGGATTTAAACCATCTAGTTTAGAAATAGAAACTACGTTCATTTTTTCTAAAACAGAATATAAAATACGTTTACTATCAGTACCAATAAGCTCACTGTGTGATTTTAAAACTGGAACTAATACTGAACGACAATTCCAATGTAAAGGAGGAACAAACTTAGGATCATCTACAGGATATATTTCACCATCGTGATGTTGACAAATATCTGAAGTTCTTGAATCAAGCACTGCAGTAAATCGATATCCTTTTATAATATCCTTATTAGCTTCCATAGTCCTAGTAAAAGCTTCTGATTGACTTTGAGTACTAGAAGTTGCAAATAAGGTATGGCTTTGCGCTCTACTTAAGTTACTTGCATTTTTAATTTCAGAACTAAGTTGAGATTTAGAAGAAATATTTTTAGAAAGAATAGATTTAATTCTTTGTTCTTGTTTGTTAAAAATACCATCTATTTGTTGAGTTAAATTTTTATTTCCTCTAATTGGATTATTTTTAATAGAGTTTAAAAAACCTTCTCTTGAAACATCTTTTAATTTATAAAAACTTTTAGATGCACTAGATATACTATTTTTTTGAAACGATAATTCTTTAATTCCAATTTCATTTAAAGCATTTTCAATAGTAGTTTTGGAAATACTTTTGTAACGAGTAACTTCGGATAACAAATCTTTTTCATTACTATTACGAGCAATTAGTTTAGATAGTCGGCTTTGATGGTCTCTGTTTAAGCGATCTAGCTGAGTAAATAATTCTTCTTCTGCAATACGAATATCTGCTGCATTTTGAACTGCATTATCATAAAGCGTTGTATTAATTGACATAAGTTTCTCCTAATAAATAGCCCCAATAAGTAATCTTAAAGGGGCTTTTTATTGTTTGAATTAACGTTCGGGAGAAATACTCCCATCATTTACAGGTTTAGTTCTTTCACGTAAAGGGCGAATAGTTGCGCCACCTTGTGCTTTATTATTTGAATCAGCGTATCCTGTTTCAGAATATGTGCCTGTAGCTTTAGCTTGACGTAATTCTACATTAACATCAAACTGTTCTCTTACTGGTACAATCAAGTCATCTTCTTCAATTTCAGAAATAGCTTCTTTGTCATCATAATCGTTTGGAATAATATCGTTTTGTTTAGCAATATCCAAGAATGTTGCACGAGGAATAAGACCTGCTTGATACCATTCTGTAACCAAGCGCATCCAATCAGAACCAAGAGGTGCTGGATTAAAGTCTCCAGAAAGCATAAATTTAATATCACTAGTTGTATAATCGGTACCGTATTTCCAATTTAACATAAATGCAATTATTTCTGCCATTGTAATAGAAACACGAGTATTTAGATTACCTAGTAAACCTGTTTGAGCAGCATTACGAATTTCTAAAGCTACACCAGAACTATTTCCTTCAGGTGAAAGCAAACGAATACCCATTTTAGACATTTCGTCTATGGTATTATTAATTGCTTGTTCCATGTCTTTTAAAGCATTAGTTGGTGTTTCTAATGCAGTAATTTTTTCACCTTCACGGACACGCAACCATGAACCTAATCCAGCAGAAACTAATTCTTCAAATTCTTCATCAGACATATCAGAAGCTACTACAGGTGTGTAAGTTGCTGCACCATACAGTAAATGATTTCTACGAGATACTTTGTTATACAAACCAATTTCACGATCAATAAGCGGTTGTAGCATTGGTTCTGAAGGTTGGCATTGTCCATTTAAAGGCCAAAGCGGAATAAAATCTAATCTTTCTCCGTTTTTAAGAACATTAATATTAGTAGATTTAAGTTCCCATTGATTAGATTTACCTGAACCTTTAAAACCACCACCTTCTACATTATAATATTGTTGTACTTCACCATTAATAATTGGAACATTTTCATCATCTTTTTTACGCTCATAAATACGAACACGTAAATAACCATCAGGTAAATCATACACAACTACAGTGTCTGTATAAGTTGGATGAAATTCATTTTCTTCATAGTTTTGCGTGTAATAACGACAAATAACTTGAGTAAGAGCAGGAGTTCCTTTAATTGGATGTGTTCCTTCTTTCCAGTTAATAACTGATTCCGCTCTTAATAAACGAGGATAAGGATAAATTTCTTCACTTTCATCTTGAGAAAGTTCTGACATAACTTGGGGGTAATCAACTAATACCCAAGCACGAGAAGTTTGAATTTCTTCCCACATAGCTTCATCTAAAAAAGAATGAATAGATTTATTATCTGCTGTAAATTTATGCAAAAGCCATTCTTTAGCACCTTCTGGTGCATTGTCTGGCAATTCTAAATTAACTCCTTTACGAAGCATTGAGCCTACTAGAACACGAGCATACTGAGAAGTTAATCCCGGTAATTCAGCCTCAGCTCTATAGAAATCATATTGATTTTGAGTCATGCTAGGTGAAAAAGGTAACAACAAATTATTAAAATTCATTGTATCAACGTAAGTGTCAAAAGCTTTAGAAAAGCGTTGACCTTGAACAACAGCACGAGCACGATCCCACAAAGGACGAATACTTGTGTATTGGTCTGAGGGATCTCCCACACTCTTATTACTATTTGCAGTGTAAAAAATACCACCTGCATTTAGATTAAAAGTACCACTATTAGACATTTTAGGATCCTATTAGAATGTCATTGTATTACAAATGACTTTTTTACTACCTGTTTGAACTGGGAATAAGTATTCTGTAGCGTATCTTACGCCATCAGAATGGTGTTCTGCTCCCATGGTTTTATCAATTTGCGCACTATCGATAGAGCCTTCTTTCCAAACAGTAGTTTCCATTGATTTAATTGTATTTTGACATTCTGGTCTAAAATACATACGAGTTTGACCAGCAGCATTCTTAAGCATAAGATTAACTGCTTGTACAGAATCTGCGATAGGTGGGGCTTTTCGTCTTGCCCTGCAAGTAATTCCTTCTGATTCTAAAATTTTAAAATCAGTAATACCTGCTGCTGCAGAAGTTTTTCTAGCTCTTCCTGAAGGATCAGGGTAAGCATAAATACGATGTCCATGAAACTTAGATTTTAACATTTTTGCAAGTTGAGTAGTATCAGGTGTTCCTTTACCATCAGTAATAAAATGAATTTGATCACTTCGTTTAGCAAAGGCAGACCATGCCATAACACCTACGTTAAAGTCAATTGCAACATGTACATCTTCTTCGTCTCCAAAATAAGGAATATCTTCTGCAATATGTTCTGTTCTTCTAAAGTTATAAAATACATTAGCTCCAGAATCTTCAAAACTTGCTTCATACTCTCTTGCAAATCTTAAAGGATCAGATAATAATTTTTCTTTTTCAATTTCTATTTGAGATAAATGAGGTGCATCTTTATAAGTAAAATGGTAACCTTTCCAATCATTATCTATATGCTCCATATTAAACATATCATGTAAATAATTATAGCCCATTGGAGTTGATATAATTAAAGCTCTACCGGGAGACGGTGCTCCAAATTTTTTAGCTTGTTCTCTAGACCAACGAGTAGTAATACAAGGTTTAAGAGTAGCTTTCCAAGTTTCTTCTAAACCTGGCTTTTGTTGCCATGAAGAAACCTCATCACATACAATAAAGTACTGGCCAGTACCCCTCAATCTTTCTGCCGATTCATATGACATAAGGCGAAGTTCAGTGCCATTCTTAAATCTAATTTTACCTGAATATGCAGAACCGGTATCTGCATAATCTTTCATTCCAAATTCATACCATAATAAAGGAAAATAAATATCAACAGCTTGTTGATAAGTTGGAGCTAAAAGTGTTACATTTTTATTTGGTACGCTTTCTGGTAATTCTAAAAGTTCACTAACTGCTTGAATAGCACAAATAGCCGCAAGATAACTTTTTCCAAAACCACGAGTACAAACTCCTACGGCATACCTAGTTGTTTTATTTACAAAAAGATCACTAAATATTTCACTCTGAGCTTGATGTAATACTACTTGATCCATTTACTATTTTCCTAGGTCTTCCACGAGGGCGTTTAGGTGGGCTTTGATTTTGTAAAGCTTCTTCTAATTTAATTTGAGTTTCTTGTAATTCTTTCTTTATGGCGTCGTTTTCTTCTTTTAGCTTTCCAAAGTCTGCTAATAGGATTTGATGCATATAAGCAGAGACAGTAGTACACGCATAAGGGTTTTTCATACTCATGACCTTTTCCAACCTGTTGACATTTTCTTTCCGTTACCTGGATCAATTAAAGTATTCATATCAACTCGCCTTTCTATAAATGCGTGAGCAATTTTTTTAGACCAGCAATCTGCATAAATTTCTTTAATTGACATATTAGGAACATCAATTTCTAAATAAAATTCTTTATTTTCTACTTTTTGTTTAAGCAATATTTTATCATCTTCTAATTTTATTGTATAACCCATTAAAATTCCAGGGTCTTTTATTATATCTGTATATTTCATATTTGTTCTAAATTCCAATCGTAAACATTATTGGTATATAAATTTCCAAATTGATTACCTGTACTTGTTTTTTGAGCACCTATGTAATGGTGAAAATAATAAATACCATTACGATGGTAAGGCCTAGTAGTATTCCACGCAGTTCCAAAATGCTTTGGTTTTTTACGAAAAGTTTTATACCAACATTCATTAAAAGCTTCTTGATTTTTACCAGATTCTTCTAACATTTTAATATAACGTTTATCATGAATTTTATTTGATAATTTACAAGCTTCTACTTTATTAATTTTAAAAACGCCTGCGTTAACATGCCATGCTGCTTTAGAGCCATCTTCTCTTTCTGTAAGTTTTGCAACTCCTTCAGTATCAAATATACTTTTTCCAAAGGCATGTTGTGTTGGTAAAACATCACAATCTATATAACACATTTCATCATAACTATTCCAATAGTCAAACATAGCCCAACGTGTCCAAGCTGGATGTTTACGAATATCTTTCCATTTAGGTTTTTCTAAACAAACATAATCTGCATTAATTGAATCTGCATATGCTTTAATTCTTTTTTTAGATAAATTAGCTAAATCATCAATTGGCATATAGCAATCTAATTTTTTATTCCATGCAGTCTCATCTGCTGAATGATAACTCTGAAAAATAAGTTGTCTCATATTAAAAGTATTTTCCTAATAATTTTTGACCATTTCCTTTATAACGACCTGCACGAGGAGCAAAAGTTAATTCTCCTACATATACTTTGTTATTTACAGAATATAAGTCTACACGTACGTAATTCCAGTCTTTTGATAATATCTTTGCGGCTTCTAATAAGTCTTCCCAATTATGTGGATATTCATGTTCTTTACTAAAAGCAAAATTTTCATCTAAGCGGTAATCAAGAATATTTCCATTTGGTAATTTTAAATGTTCTTTTGTTTTACCTGTGTTTCTATCAAAAATAGTTTGACAAAACATAACTTTACCTTGATGACAATGAAATTTATAATCAGTTATATTGTCACCTAAGTATTCTTCATAAAAAACTTTATGTGGTATTTTTGAATAGAACCATTCACCTTTATTAGCCCCATAAGGTGTTTTTTCATACTTATTAAGATTTTTTAAGTTACCTTTAATTACTTTACCATCTTTTATAATTACAGTACTTCCACAGTCATTGTTGGCTTTAATAACGCAAGTATCAGCTATTGTTTCTAAATTAATAGGAGTAGCAATTCCTTTTCTTTTTGCATATTCTTTTAAACCTAATTTATCTACAACTTCTGGAATTTTAGGGTTTTTATCATTTTCAAGATAATATCTTATCCACTCATTAAAGGTTTTCATTTTTTACCAATACTGCAATTCCAGGATAATTAATTTTGTCTTCATAATCTAATACCCATACTTTTTGTTCTTTTAAAAAAGCGTCTACACCTTTACGAATATCAGGAGAAGAAACTAAATCATCTACTCCAATAGCAAATGTTGTAGTTTTAGCACACTCTTTTAACATTGAATGAACCCAATTACCTCTTTTACAAGCATCAATCCAAACAGTATCTACTACTTTAGCGTTTTCTTTAAGTTTAGGTGATCCATCAGTTACAGAAAAATCTAATTTAACATTGTTTTCTTCACAATATTTATTAAAATAAGGCATTAAAATATTAATGTATTTATTAGTAATATCAAAAGAATCTACATAACTCGCTTTATAATCAATAAGTACACGAGCTATATTAAGACCTTGATGCGCACCTACTTCTCGATGAGATCCACCCTCTGGTAAATATTTTAAAAAGTGTTTTTTACGATTTATAGTAGCATTAGGGTGTTTAGTATTTCCACCTGTAACAAAATCAAAATTGTCTTCGTAAACTTTTTTCCAAATATCTTCTAAAGTATTTAAACCTTCTAACTCTTGTTTTGTATAGTATTTCATGACCATTGTTTCCATATTAAATCTTTTTTAAGATTTTGTTTTTCTTTATGAGATCCTGCATAGTGCCTAAAAGTTATATCATTAGTTGGTCTATGTGTTACATTAAAACGATAAGGTAAAAAAGTAATAGGTCCAATATGATTAAGATAACAATTATTAATTGCTTCTTGATTATGAGTTGGATGATAGTATTTATCTATATTCTCTTTCATAATTTCACACTCATACTGTGTCCACTTAGTTACCCCTGCATTAAAAATAGGGTAATCTGTATAATTATAAAAGTGAATTTTATTAACTCCAACTCCTTTGTACTCGAAAATATTATCGTTTAAACGAGAACGATTAATAAGAATATCGCAATCCACATAAAGTACGTTATCATATTCAGGTCTGTTAAACATAACCATTCGTAACCAATGTGCTGAAGCTTGGATGTTCTTCTCTGGCTTTTCACAGAATTCATAGTCTGCCTTAATATTTTTTGCATAAAGTTCAAAACATTTTTTAGAAAGTCTTTCTAATTTAGGAAATTTTTTGTAAGTATTAACAGTATTTCTTTTAATATCATCTGTATAATAAGTCTGTATAATTAAATTTTTCATATTTAATGTTTAAGTGGTTTATCTTCGTTTGTTTTTTCAGAATCTTGTCCTGTAAGAACAATACTCATTGGTCCTTTCTTTTCTACTTCTATAGAACGTTCTTCTCTTGTAGGAACTGGACGATAACCATATTTAATTAAAGTTTCATCAATTTTATGTAAAGAATTAACTAATGAAGTTTGAGCAGAGATACTGCGTGTTTCTGCAAGTAATTGTTCAATCCTAGCCCTATTTTCTAGCATAGATTCAATAGGATCATAAGCAAGCTCTTCTAATTTTTTAACTGAAGCTTTTGTAGCAATATTGCGAGAACCCTTAGGTCTACCAGCCCCAGGTCTTGCACCACCCATTTGTCCACTATGAGCAATGCGACCATCTGGTTCGCCTTCATAGGTTTTTCCGGGTTGTTGATTAAGTCTACGCTCTTCTTTTTCTAATTCTCTTTTTTCTTTTTCTAAATTTTCAGCTTCAATTTTTGCTTTTTCTGCAGCTTGACGTTCTTCTTCCTCTTGCTTTTCTAATTCAGCAAGTTGTTTTTGCATTTCTTCAATAAGCTTTTTCTTTTCTTTATTGACATTAGTAATAGCTTTACGTTTTTCTGCGGCTTCTTGTTTTTTCTTTTCTCGTTCGATTTCTAAAGCTTTAAGCTCAATTCCAGTCATAACTATTTTTTGTGCTCCATTTTTAACTTGAGGAGAAATAGTTGTTCCATCACGTAAATCTTTATGATAATCAAAAGAACCACCTGTTGATTTCCAAGAAAGATTGTAAAAATCAGGCTCATCTACGCATTTGTGTTGATCCATAAAATATTCTTCATATTCCATAGCTTCACTTCGTGTTTTGTGAACAGAAAGAATTAATTTTTCAAAATTGTATTTACCGTATATTTTAATATCTTCTGTAATTTTTTTCCCACTACCATAATATTTAGTATCGTGATGTGGAATAGCGTCTGAAGAACGAACGCCAAAATACTTCATAGGCTCGCCCGTTTCTTCACACTTAGGTCCATCTTCTAAAGCTCGAATTAAATAGCAATAGTGAAATTTACCAGTTTCATCAGGGCGTAACTCCGAAGGATTTATTTCATTAGAAATATCTTTAAAGTCACTCATAATTCCATCTCTTCTAACATAGTTTGTAAGTCTAAGTAATCAATAATAGGTAAATGGGCATAACCTTCTTTTTCTTTAGTTTTAGTAATAGATTCTTTTAACAGTTCTTTTACATTTTTATCATAAGGATTAGTGCTCATCATTAAATCTATTAAATCTAATTTTGTGTTTATGTCCATAAAATTTTCTTAACCCTTTCCTCAACAGAATCTTCTGGAAACCATTGGCTAGGTATTTCTTTACCATTTTGTAAATTATAATTTTCAGGTTGTTTTTCTTCTAGTTTTTTAAATTTGGTAACAAAATCATTATAAATCGTGTTAGGCAAATGAAGTACAGATCCAAAAGGAGTTATAAACTCTTTAGTACTCATATTTTAGCAGTCCGCCTTTGTAGCAATCTTCCTCTAAATAAAAACTAACTTTTATTTTATGTTTATCTAGAAGATCTTTAATTATATGCGTTGTATATTTTTTTAATTCGTTGTAAGCTCCCTTTTTATCTTTTCTTAAAATAAAAATAATTGCAGGTTGTTTACCACTTAAGTGAGCATAAGTCAACGATTGACCTATAGCCGTATAAAATTTTTGTCCTCCTCCAAATTCTACTTCATAAATATGGTCGTTGTCTTCTAAATCCGGATAATACCTAAATTTTTCATCATAGTAAGTAGAACCTAAAGGTATATTTAGAGTTTCACTCAATTCTTTAATATATTGAGTTTCTCTAACTCTTTTTGATTTATATTTAAAGGGTCTTAAAAAGTTTAATAACCATTTAAATATACTATATAGAAACTTCATAGTTTAGCTAGGCCGTTCGTTTTTAAATATAAATTTTACTTAGGGAGCGCCTAGGCTGACGCCTTAGGCAAAGTTGTATTGTATCTTTAACCATAGTTATCTACTCCAGTTCCTTTTGTCTTATGAGTAATTAAATTAGCATGTCTATCGTAAAGTGTAATTGTAGCTTCAACTCTTATTACACCATTTATTTCTTTATAATGCACAATACTCTGTTTATTCTGAGTAGGAGATATAGAAGCAGTACTAACTACTTTACTAACAGTAACAGCTGGAGGTATAACCATAAAAATCCTTAAAAAAGCAGTTTAACAACTTGCTTAGGTTGAATTAACTATTTATTGCCAAAAAAGTTTTCGTATTCTTCTTTAGTATAAGGCCAAATTACTTTTTGCTTACAAAATTATACATTTCAGTAGCTTTACTAATTAGATCACTAACCGTATAATTTTGCGGTTTATTATTTTCTAAAAATTTAGTTACATCAGTAGTATTCTCATTTAGCTTTTCAATAGCTTGCTTTTGGAATTCCCAAGCAAGTTCTTGTTGCTTTTCTAAGTAATCTTTGGCTAAAAACAAAAGATCAGTACGAATTTCAAAGGGGTTTTTATTTGACATGTGTGTGTTTCCTTTTTATGTGTATTTACCCGTTCATATTAGCTAAAGAAACCATACCATAGATACCGCCAGCAACTAAAACTATTACTAGTAGACTTAGTCCGCCTATTAATGCGATATTCTTTAGTTTTTCTTGTTTCTTAATTTTTTCTAGGGCTATTCTTTTCTTTTCTTCTTCTCGTAGTCGTTTCTGGTCTGCTTGGAATTGTAACCAATCATCCCACATTCCGGCTCTTCCTTGGTAAATCATCATAGTTTTTAGTTCTTCTTCTTGTTGCTTTAAGCTTTCAAGCTCAAAGAACATTTCTAGTTCATTACCGGAGCCACCACGATTTGCTTTACTCTGTATTTCTGCTTTGGCATTAAAGTATTCGCCTAGTTGTTTGCCGCAAGACATTAAGTCTTGGCCATTACCAATCAATTCTTTGACCGCACCAATAGCAGCATTTGCAGTCTGGACTATAGCTATAGTTTCGAGAATCATTGATCTCTCCAGAACAGAGTTTAAGGTGGGCTTTTAAGTGGTACCCGAACCACCCCGATGTTTTTTGTGAATAAACACTCAGCTTATTGCTTTCTCTTCGCCATCATGGTTTAACGAAGCCAGAGGTAAGGTAGCGTGCGGATAGTAATATGACCTCTGGTCCCATACGTGCATAACTGCACATTCTATCACGCGTTGGAATTACTTTACTTCAATCTTTTTGATATGAGTTTCCGGAACTTCACGTTCAAGTGTGACTTTCAGTAAACCATTAAGCATTTCTGCATTAGTTACCTTAATATCATCACTTACATTGAACACTCTAGTAAAAGGCCGTAAAGCCAACCCATTAAAGATCTTTACAGATTCATCTTTTTCGGGTGCTGTACCTTTTACCGTTAGTTTACTGCCTTCTAAAGTAACTTCAACATTAGTTTTGTCGAATCCAGCTAAAGCCATTTCAATAATGTAGGAATTGGCATCAGCTCTAATAATGTTATAGGGAGGATAGTTAGTTGTATTTTGACTAATACGATCAAACATATCTTCATAACCAACAAAAAACTTGTCGAAATTCTTAATTAGGGGTAGTGTAGTCATAATTTTTCCTTTTCAGCGAAAATTTAAAGGGTTACCTTGTGGCTAACCCTAGTTTAACAAAAAGAGTTACTTATCGTATAACTCTACTTTACATCCAGCTTTCCTATGTCCCTTCCAGGCGACAAAACCCCCTAAGCGAAGGGCATAATAAGCTGCATAATTTAAGACGTGTATACCATTTTGTTCAATATTAATATCTCTGAACAGTATATCTGCCTCTTTTTGTGTCATTACAGGACTAACTTGGTGTTTGTTAGCCTTTAATAACACAGTATACTTATAAATATAGTCATGCACTAGGCCACCCATAAGTAAAATACCTACAGGGGACAGCCAAGATGCTAAGAATTTGGGAACAGAAGCACCATCAAAGGTAAAACCGGCAGGAATTACATATTCCTCTCCGTTTAGCTCAAAAACAAAGTCTTTAGCTATTTCCCATTGTCTAACACCCCAAAACCAGTGCCAAATAGCACCCCAGAAGCCTTTACCATCAGTTGGTATTCGGATTGGCCTCATATTGGGCATTTCTTTATATTTAAAGCCTACAATATCTTCATTTTGATCAATACCCACTAGATTAGCTAACCATCCTACTAGGATAAGTACTAAAACTGCAGTGAATATCCAATATGAATATAAAAGATCTATAATTGTTTCAACCATTTCTATTTAATCCTAATTTTACAAGCCTCTTCATAAAGTTTAGCACATTCAGCACTACAGTATAAGACTGAATAATGATCTATAACTTTTTTAAATTCTTTGTTACAGTTAAGGCATACGTTAGCTATATAACCTGTAATACTTTGAGACTTAATAACTTTGTTCATTTTCATTTAGCCATCTAATTTTTTTGTTACTTGCATTTTCGTAATGTTTAATAAGAGTATCAAAGTCCCACAATTCGTGTGTTTCAAAACCATCTAACCAATCACTAAAATCATTCCAGTCTTCGGTTTTCATCGGAGGTAATGAATATTCATGCCATCCATTCCAATACTCCTTATCGGGTATATTACGAATGTCAATACGACCTGCACTCCAACCTTCTCCATACTTTTCAATCCAACCTTTATTAATAGGTCCCATCCAGTTGGTACTGTAAGTAATCATAATTAAACCTATTAATTAAATTCGTGTGCTTGACATTGTCCCATAATAGCAGACCCATCATCCGCTCTTGATATAAATCTAAAATCAGGCGCCCACATTACTCCATTGGGTAAAATATCTTTTCTCTTAAGAGCCATTTCATTTACAAACTCATAGCATCCAACAAGGTCTGTGAATTTTACTTCGGAGTATCCAGTTTTAATAGGATTACCGTCAGGTGCTATGAGTACAAGTAATAGTAGTATTTCTTTCATAAGGTTGTTACCTTTAGTAAATCGGCTCATCTATAGAGTCAAGAAAAAATTTTTTAACCCTAGGGATCAGCGGATATTGTTAATTAACCACAAATGCGGTCAAGAAAGCTAAAGACCACACTGTAAGTAAAAATCTAATTTCATTTATCATATGTATTATCCATTAGTAACCACAATAAAAATAGTGATACGATTAATCCTGATATCATTGCCATATTATTTCCCTTTATTAGTCTTGATAGCTGACGCCCCAAAGAAAGCACTAACTAAAACGGCAATAGACGCAAAGTAAGTGGGAGCTATGTCTGCAATAAGGTTTGCAGCTGTGCTCATGCCAAACAGGTCAGCACAGAAAATACCGAAAGGATAAAGCAATAAGCCAATAAGAGCAAACCACGCCATTTTCCGGATGCTATCTCGTTGCGCATCGTCGTCTTCCATTTTACGGCGCATATCATCTAACATAATCTTTCTTTCTTCCTTATCGAGAACACCGTCTCCGTTAAGGTCATAAACGTGTAAGTCGCTATCTTTCATAAATATCCCTTAAGCCGAGCTATACTGCGCTAGCAGTTTGTCGGCTTGGTTATAAAGTTTGGCAAGTGCGTAGAGTGGGTGAGGCAAAGAAAAACAAACTACCTAAAGTAAACCGGGGGGTGGGGCTTTACTGCTAGTGTACTGCAAAGTACTACTGTTAGTAAAACCTTTTCGCCGCCGGTTTACTTCAAGTAACGACTCATCGGCTACCTCCAGTAACTGCATGTATGCTCACAGTAAATCTGTGCCATGTAGTGTTATACTGAAGGTAAACAGTCTAAGTCGATCGTCTATCTCTTCTAAAAGTCTATGCGCGTTTATACTAATGTTGCTATAAACATTGAAAAAAGCCCTTAATAAGGAAATAATTCCCACTTTAAGACACTTTCTCCCACTTTGTCCCACAATAAAAAATTGATTTTTGATTGATTTTCATCTTTATGGTGCTATATTTACCCTCAGTACCACCCCAAGTCTACCTCTAGTACACCCCAAGTCTACCCCTAGTAAACCCCAAGCTTACCCTCAGTATCACCCTAAGTTAAATATTCAGCGCCATAAAGAAGAGGTCCCTGAAAATAATACTACTATAAGTATATACTATAAGTAATAACTAGTAGTAATACTACTAGTAGTACTAGTCGTAATCACTAGTAGTAATACTAGGTGTTATTACTAGGTGTATACTGGTAGTTATACTTGGTAGTATATCTCTCTTCTTTGTTATACATAATAAGATAAAAAAAATATTTAATACTAATAGCCCCTTAGAAATACCTGTAGTAGGTAGATCTAAGGGGCTTTATTAGTTAGTGTATTTAGGGTATACTACTTAATATGTGTTCTTACAAATGTTGGTGATTTACCAACTATATTAGCTACTTTAGTAGCATTTTTATGTTCTTTCATTAATAGTTTAATTTCTTCTATTAGTTTTTCTTTAGAGAGTTTAGAATAATTCTTTTCTTTCTTAACTCTTTCAAACTTAGTTTTCTGTATTGTTCGTTTAAAGGGTTTTTCTTTGGAGTATAGAGTGTTTCCCCGTTCATCAGTAATCCACCAATTATTAATGTTTTTTACATTGTTATAATAAGTACATAATTTTTCTGGATTGAAAGTAGCATTATTACCTTCTGATAACTCTAAGTCATCTTCCATAATAAATCCATGTTTCCAATGAGCTATAATTTTTACTTTCATTTAAATAATAATCCATTAATTTAAATAATATATTTATAATTTATTTAAGTAAAACGTGTTAAAAATCTTGATATATGATGTACAAAAGGTAATAAAGATAAAGCCATTATTAAATTAACGCCTGTATGAGCCATAGCAATTCTTAGAGTATCACCTTTAGGCATACCATCTGAAACTAATAAGCCTGCTAACCATATAGTACCTGTTGTGCCTAAATTAGCGCCTAATACAGCTGCTATAGCTGCAGGTAAAGGAACTGCTCCAGAAGCTACTAAAGCAATAATGGCAGTAGTAGATAATGAAGAAGATTGCCATAGTAAAGTCATTACAATACCACCAGCAAACATGTATAAAGGATTACCAATAAACCATGATAAGTGTTCTATATTTCCCATTGATTTCATACCGCCAGAAAACATTTTTAAGCCGATATAAAATATTACAAGTCCAATCATAACTTGTATTATGGGATTATTAAGTTCCATTCTCTTTACCTTTTTCCACAATTTTGTTTTCATTTAATTAGCAACTCCCATTTTTAGTTGCATAAGACGTAAAGAGAGATCTTCATCTTCTTTAAGGTGCTCATTAACATAGCTTATTAAAATTTCTTCAATGGAGTCTCGCATACATTCATCTATATGCTCTGCTAAAAAAGAACTTATATTAAAGCCTCTTAAAAATTCTTGTTGTTGTTTAGAAAAATTATTATAAACTAAATTATAAAATATCATATTAAATTTTTCTGTATCCATGAATTCTTCATAGTAATCATAAGGCCATTGAGAAAACTCTAATAATAATGTGTCGTCAAAATCTGTTATAATATGTTTAATTTGTTCTTTAGTTAAATAATTCTTTTCTATATATTCTTTAATTTCTTCTTTATCAGCATCGCCATTTATCTCTATATATAAATTCATTAGTGTACCATTTCAATATCAACCACAAGAGTGCCATTCTTTAAGGCTCTTTGTTCAAGCATATACATGGTCATATCCTCTATATGAAAAAGCTCTTCTGGTGACAGAGTGACAGACTCTGGTAAATTATCATCAAGGATAGCGGCTAAATAAAGATCTGCAAAGTGCATTAGTATAATCCTTGCTCTTTTTCTTTCTTTAAAATATAATTTTTGATTTCATTTAGTTGTTTAATGTCATGGTCTGCAAAAAGTTTATGTTCAGGATTTCCGGTTACAGTCCATTGTTCTAAATGATAAGCGATATTATTTTCGTAATGAGTAATTCTTTCTTGATAATCTTTACGAATTTTATTCCAAGTCATAAATAATCTCCTTAAATTATTAGAGTTATTTTAATAATTTTAGCAGGAACTGCATAAGCAATACGTTTTTTTAATCTTTGTGAATGTGATAATTTAGTTTCTTCATAAAATATTAAGATTAATGCCAAAATTAATACAAAAAATAATGGCATTTTATTCATTTAAAAACCTATTTTTCGTTTAGTAGCTTCATTTACTTCTTTAATTGTTTTCTTTTTATATTCTACTTCTTCTTTTAATAATTTAATATAGTTATTATTTGTAATTTTAGTAGTAGGCTCGTATAAAGACCTTTCTTTTACAGCTTTAAAATCACCTGCTGTTAAAAAATCTACTGGAATATTATTAATTTTTCTATTAAAGAAGATTTTAAATGCTTTATTTTTTTGTTCATTAGTCATCCATTTAAATTCTAATTTTAAAAATAGACGTCTTAAACAAGCAGCATCTAATCTTTCAACAAAATTAGTAGTAGCTATGAATATACCGTGATGTTTATCTAATTCTGTTAAAAATTGGTTAGTCATAGATTGTTGCCACTCTTTAGTAGAAGCTTCTCTAGAAGCCATAAGAGCGTCACATTCATCTAAAATTAAAACTTTATCTTTTTCACGGGCTTCTGCAAACAAAGCTTGTAATCTTTTCTCACCTTCACCTACATATTTAGATTGGATATCTGCATAAGATCTAATTAATGCTTTTTTACCTAAAGATTTTACAATCTCAGTAGCCATAGTTGTTTTACCTGTGCCTGGAGCACCATGAAATAAACAGGTAATTACTTTTGGTTGTTTGTTCAATGGCTTCTTTTTAATTGCTTTTATTTTATTAATAATTTCAGATGCAGAAGGATTTACATTAATTAAAGACAAATCAACATTAGATCTAACTTCAATAACATCTTCTTCAATATCATCTAATTGTAAAATTTTAGTTTTATTAATTAAATTATTTAAATAATCTTTTTGAGTAACAGTATTATCTTCGTCTTTAGTTTGGTATTTTCCATTTAAAGATTCTGTAATTAATTCTCTTACTGCCTCTAGGATACTATCAAATTCATCTTTAGTCATTTCTTTCATATCCATATTTAATGTTAGTTATTATACCACCACCATCTAAGTAAGCAGGTTCCCCTTCCATTGTAGGTAATTTATATCTTTCATAACTTTTTGTTTTAAAGTCTAATCTTCCATAATACTGGTAAATATTATCATCAAAAATATAATTCGTATTACTAACAGATAATTGCATAAATTCTATAATGTCATCATCAGTTTGTGAATGCATTATTACTTCTTCAAAAAGACATATAGGGTAAGGTTCTTTTTTTATTTCGTAAGATTCTAATTTTTCAGGCATTCCTGTTAAACCATAATAAAGAATACCTTCTCTAGTAAATAAATAAATTAATGTAACAGGACAATCTGTTTTTAATAAGCCTGTTGGTACATCTATACTAAGACAATCAAATTTTATAGGTATCTTTTTCATAGTAACCTCTTAAATTAAACTGCCCGAACGAAAGTCCGGGCTTTTATGTTTAATGTAACCTTTTTTAAAATCTTTTTTAAGATTTTTTTGTACTTTGTTTTTGTTGAACTTCAAAGCGTGCTTTGCTACTAGGTTTCTTATTTTGCTCATTTGCAGTCCTTAAAGGACTAGTCATTCGAACTACTCGCCAAACTGGATTCATTAATGTCTCTCTTTTTAGTTTTAAGTTTAACTTTTAATTCTCTTTTTTGTTTTGCAATTAATTCTATTAAGTCCTCTTTTGTTCCTTTAAAATTATTCATTTTACTTGATCAGTCCTAACACATACTGCTTCATAATTAATTTTAGGTTTTTCATAAGTTTTTAATAATGCTTCTCTAACTTTAAAACATTTTGCCATGCTAGGATAAGGGCCATTAGCACTTACACCATAGGTTCCTTCAAAGATACTAATAATAAATAGTAACCACATTTTTAAGCAGCACCTGCAAGTTCTGTTAAATCATCTTCAGTATCTCCCCAGCCCCAATCACCTGTCATTCCGCTTAAAGAATATTCAGTAACTCGTTTTTCAAAAAAGTTATCATGAGAAGCACCATTAAGGATATATTCTAGCCAAGGCAAAGGATTTTCTTTTTGTTTCCAATTAGGTTTTAAACCAAGTTGAATAAGACGCCTATCAGCAATATAACGAATATAATCTTTAACTTCTTGTTCTTCAATACCTTGAATATCATTATTTTTAAAAGCTAAATGAATAAATTTATCTTCTAATTTTACTGTTTGTCTTGCAATGTCATAAATACTTTTCTTTAATTCATCATTAACAATTCGTGGGTGTTCTTCACAAAAAATACGAAACATCTTAGAAATACCATCAACATGCATAGTCTCATCACGGATAGACCATTCAACAATAGTATTCATCCCTTTAAGCTTACCATAACGCTGAAGATTAAGAAGCATAACGAAGCTAGCGAATAAAGAAACGCCTTCGTTAAAAACTGACTTGGCCATAGTAACAGCAAGATCATGATGAGAATTGTTACTGTTTTCATACATATGATCAACTTTATCAGCCATCTCCTTATATTCAAGGAATTCCGAGTAGATCTCATCATCAAAGCCTAGAGTATCATTAAGCAAAGCATAAGCACGTTGATGCTCAGACTCCCTATTAGCAAAAGAGCTAAGCATATTACGCGCTTCATTATTTTTAATCTTTGGGATGAGGTAGTCATGATAGTTAGCCCCCACGACGACATCACTCTGGGTAAATAATTGGAGAATCTTCTTAACAAATTCTTTTTCTTGCTTTGTAAGTTTATTTTTCCAATCTGTAATATCTTCACTGAGATCCGCCTCATCAGCAACCCAATGAATTTCTTCATGGGTTTTAGTAATTTCTACAAAATCAGGATAATTAAAAGGTTTATAGACAAGTGATTGTTTTAATAAGCTCATTGTTTTCTCTTTTTCTCAAAATCTCTACCTCTCCAATCACCCCATACTTGATTAGCATCAAGCTTTTCAAGAATGTGAGGATTAGTAGCAGAAGGTACTTTAACTACAGTTCGCTTACCTTTAAAATAAGCTTTAATTTTACGAATAGCTGAATCATATTGATAACCTAAACGCTCATCTTTATGTACACGATTAATCAAGCTAACACTCTTACGCTCGCCTTTAGAAGGGCCTGTGCTTTTACCCATACGCTTCTTTTTTGACATCTTTTTACCTATTATTTTTTCTTTTTAAGAATAGCTGCTTTTTCTGCTGCTTCTTGTTCAGCTTTACGTTTAGCCATTTGTCGTG